ACCTGATGGAGCTACATCTGGTAGTCCTACATTTAATGGTAGTATTGTTTCTTACGATTTAAGAGATGACACTAATGCAGCGTCTATAACTAACGTAGGTCAACTATTTGTTAGTCTTAACGGTGTAATACAGAAACCAAATGCTGGTTCATATAATGCAAGTAACGAAGGATTTTATTTAGAAGGGACAAACGGAATTAAATTCTGTACAGCTCCAGCTAGTGGATCTAGTATATATGTAACACAGATTGGTGCTGCTACAGGTATTGGTACACCAAGTGATAACACAGTAACAGAAGCTAAATTAACATCTGATGCTGTAAGTGAAGCTAAGTTAAAGGTAAGTAATAGTCCAGTTAATGGATACTTCTTATCAGCACAATCTGGTAATACAGGCGGTTTAACTTGGACTAATGCTTTAGGTGCAAATTTAGATGTAAAAACACATAAAGTTACTACATCAACTACTAATGGTAATGTACAACTAGAGCCACATGGTACAGGTGTTGTAGAAATACGTGGTGCTGGAGGTGCTGATGGTACACTACAACTTAACTGTTCTGCACAAAGTCATGGTGTAAAAATTAAGTCACCAGCACATAGTGCCGGAGCTACATATACTCTTACACTTCCTGTTAATATACAGAACGGTTATTTTTTAACAACCGATGCAAACGGTCAAACATCATGGACTAACTCAGTACCATCATCTTATTTGACTGGTGCACTTCCTGCTATAGATGGGTCGAATCTAACAGGTTTACAAGCTGGTGCAACTGGAGGTAACTCTGGTGGTAACGCAGTATTCTGGTGTAACGAACAAATTGTTACCCATGATTTTACTATTCCCAGCGGTAAAAATGCGGGTTCATTTGGACCTATAACAATAAACAACGGAGTGACAGTAGATGTCCCATCCGGTAGAACTTGGACAATAGTTTAATGGCAATAACAATAAACGGAAACGGTACGATAACCGGATACGAACCAGTAGCAAACGGGTCAATTACTGCTGCAAAATTAGCAACAGGAGTTGGAGGTAAAACTCTTCAAGTTGTACAAGTAATAAAAAAAGATGTACAAAATGTTGCTGGAACATCTATGGCAGATGTTACAAATTTCAATCCTTCTATTACTCCCACAGGAACTGGTAGTAAAATTTTGCTAGATATTAATTTACAGGGTGCTGGTAATAGTGGAGCGTTAAATCTATTTAGATCTATAGGTGGTGGCTCTTATTCTCAATTAACTGATTATATAGGAGATCAACACCCAAATAGTAGTAATGCAATAAGAACGGTTGCGTCACCCGGTAATTCGCCAAATGCTTTCGCAACTTTTGCTATAAAAATATTAGATAATCCTACTTATTCAAGTGGTCAAGCGATTGCTTACAAGATACAAGTAGGATCTCCTTACCATTCTACTTATGTATTTAATATTAATAGAGTGCAATATCTACATAACTCTAGTTACGATAAAACAGTTATCTCTACATTTACATTAACGGAGATTGCAGCATGAGTATAAAATTAAACGCACAGTCTGGAGGGTCAGTTGCACTAGACGCTCCAACTCAAACAACAGGTAGTGCAGACAATGTATATAAGTTACCTGTAGCTGATGGTTCAGCTGGACAAGTTCTTAAAACAGATGGCTCTGGTAATTTAAGTTGGGTTACTCTAACAGAAGATTGTGTTAAACTTGCTTCTTCTAATGTTTCACCATCAGATGCTACTTTTACATATGATAGTTTAAATAATACTACTTATCATTATTATAAATTAATATGGCAAGGTGTACCAAACGTTGATAATACTAATCTTCGATTTCGTTGGAGAACAGGATCAGCAGATATAACAGATACACTTTATAGCTGGACAAATATTGGGGTAGCTGGTAATAACGGAGCAATGTACGATAACGTAGGAAATAGTGACGATAGTGCATTAATAGCTTTTTCTGGCGGAAATCAATCCGGCGAAGGTTGGAATGTAGAGCTAACGTTAAAACCACAACAAGCTCAACCTTTGTCAGGTAGCTCTGTTTTCGCTATTATAGATAGAGTTGACGGAAGTAGTCATTATAAAGGTGAAACTAATCATTCACGTCTCAGAAAAGATGTGAGTCCTAACGGATTTAAAATATTCCCTGCTAGCGGAACATTTGCTCAGTATCAGTACACATTATACGGATTTAAAAAATGAGCACAATAAAAACAAATCAGCTTGCACACACAGCTAACGGTGCAAGCGTATATACACTACCACAAACAGATGGTAGTGCTGGACAGGCATTAAAAACTGATGGTTCTGGTACTTTAAGTTTTGGTACTGCTGGTAATGCAAATACGATGCAAGTGCTAGAAGAGTTCTGCACTCCCTGTGATGGTTCAGTTATAACTCTATCAGACGGAAATCATACTGTAAGTGGACCTACGGGTAGTTATGATGTTACTAATACATTTACTGATATTGCTGGTTCAAGTTTTACATATACACCCCCTACAGGCACAAAACAAGTTGTGTACGATTTCAGATTCTCTATTTCTAATGATGGTGGTAATGAACCATTATTCAATTTTAAATTAATGTTAGATAGTAATGAGGTAATTAAATATAGAAGAGTTTATAGGTCAAACTATGAAGATGAGTATTGTGTCAGATGGGGATTTAATATTGGTGGTTCTGCTGATACAACTGTTGGAAGGGTTGCAAGCTGGACATCTAATAAAACAATAAAAGTACAAGTAAATAGATATAGTAGTGATTATCCCGGTGTATTACACGAAACAAACCATTGGGATGCTGGTGGTAGTAGTGATATGTTTAATGCTCCTACATTATCTATTAAAGCTATAGGAGCAGTATAATGGCATTAACAAAAATCATAACGGACGGTATCACAGATGATGCTGTCACAGAAGCTAAACTAGCCAACGCAATTAACACAGCGGTAGCGGCTAATACAGCAAAGGACTTAACTGCTTTAAGTGCTAGTAACCTTACATCGGGCACAGTTCCAGATGCTAGATTTCCAGCTACACTACCGGCTGCAAGTGCAGCTAATTTAACAGCAGTTCCGGCTGCAAACATAACTGGTACACTTCCAGCTATTAGTGCGGCTAATTTGACAAACGTACCTGCTGCTAATATTACAGGTACATTACCAGCTATTAGTGCTACTAACTTGACAAACATACCAGCTGCTAACATAACTGGTACATTACCAGCTATTAGTGGAGCAAACTTAACTGGGATTTCAAGCACTTCAGCTGCTTCTACCCCTAAAGTTGGAAGTTCGTCAACTGTGCAACAAAATGTAGCAACTAACTTGACCTACAGTAATGTGACAGGCGATCAAACAGTAGGTACTGTCCATAGTTGTAACGGTTCAAGTGTTTATGGAATTGCAGCGTATGTAGAATTAAATCATCATTCTTCTAGTGCTAGTCATGGTTATTTAACTGCCTGGCTTTATCAAACTGGCAAAACTTATAATGTTGATGGAGTATATTTTAATCTTCGAGCGTATAATCAATATGTTTTAGTGTTAAGACATCTCTATATTATACCTTGGGACCCTAGTGGAACTCAATCATTATCAATGTATATAACAAGCTCTTTAGAAACTGGTACTAATAATTATTTTAATGTAGGTGTACAAAATAAATTGGAGAATGTTTGATGACTTTAACTAAAACAGATTTTATTTGGGAAGCAGCATATAGCTTAATAGGAAATACAAATGGTGGTTTAAAAATATGCGGAGATCCTAGCTATGAAAATATAGTTTGGGATACAGAAATTTACACTGGTACGATTCCAACAAAAGCAGAAGTTGAAACAAAAGCACAAGTTTTATTAGATGGAGAAGCTTTAAGACGGCTTAGAGAACACAGAGATAATTTATTAAAAGAAACTGATTGGGTCGTAACAAAAGCAAATGAAACAGGAGTTGCAGAAACAACAGCATGGAAAACTTATCGTCAGTCTTTAAGAGATTTACCATCTAGTGCAACACCCGAAATAGATGGTATCTTTATAAAGAACGTCACTTGGCCTACTAAACCTAGCTAGTGGAAATACCTACCATAGTATTACCACCAGTACAAAAGATAAAGACTGTAGAAATACCTTTACCTACAGCTGACGTGCCTTATTATGTACCTTTGGTTGTACCTCCTAGTGATCTTAGAAATGAACAAGGAGTAAAACCTAAGGAAACTAAAAC